ATGGAGTTAGCACTAATAGGAATCCATGCAGTTCCACTATACCTATAAGTAATATCTGTATCTTTAACATTAACTGTCCATCCATCATCAGGTGTTGGATAAGTTGTTGCTATATCAGCATAAGTCGCTACAGATTCCTTCCAATCCATATTACTAACAACCTGGCTTATTTTATTATCAACTTCATTCCTTGTATATTTATCATCCCAATTAGGCTTGTTAGTATTAATTGTATTTGTTAGTGTATTTTCTGCGGCTTTAGCACGAGTAATTTCAGAATTAAGATTATTGGTTATGGTGTTCTCTGCGTTAGTAGCTCTTGTTACTTCGGAGTTAAGATTAGCTGTCAAAGTACCTTCAGATGATTTAGCTCTATTTACTTCTGAATTAATGTTGTTATTTAAAGAGTTTTCCGCTGCTGTTGCTCTATTAACTTCATTAGTTAAATTATTAGTTAATATATTTTCTGAACCTTTTGCTCTTGATATTTCTGAACTTAGATTATCAGTTAGAACTTTTTCAGCACCTATAGCTCTATTAATTTCATTATTAAGATTTTTTTGAGTTTCAACAACAGAATCTTGAAGATTATTAATATCTCCTGCTTCAACTTGATCCCCTATGTTTCATAGCTTATATAGATCGGACTTACATTAGAATAAATTTTAATTATTGTTTTCCATGGAGCTAATGATGGAGTTGATGTAAAATATGCTTCAATCTTATTTCCTGTAAGTCTACTTCCTGTATAAACATTCAATGTCTTTAGATTTACATTATCATGTTGTAGCTCTGATTCATAAACTCCATTTAATACTTCAACAACTTCCTCAATTACATATATGTTATTTTCAATTTTATTGAGTTTCTCATAGAATTTAGTTACATTCAAATCACATCACCCCCAAACTCACATTTCCAATTACCGCAATTTCTTCATCATCTAAATTAATATTTGATGTTGCACCATTAATTTTTAAATCAGAATAATCCATAACTCCTTCAGTACTTAATAATATTTTCCCTATCTTTGCTATACTTATATATGAAGCATTGAATGAAATACTTTGCAAATATTCTATTAACAATGTTTTAAAAGTTGTTTGTATTACTCCAAGATTAAATCCATTAGTTATACTCACATTTGCAGTTATATTTATTGCCCTTTCAATCGCCGAAACAACTGTTACTGTTGCTCCAATTGGTGCTTGTCCTTCGCCCATTCCATCAATTGGATCGATATAATTTTTAACACTATCTACTAATGTTCTATCAGCTCCAGTCTTATTAGAATTTATAATAACAACTTTTACAGTTCCGTTCCCATTCCATAAAGGTAATACTCTTGCATCTCCAACACCTGTTACCTCTAATGCCCAATTTCTATAGTGATATTTATTCCCAGACGTTGCAGGAGTCTGGATTTTAGCATAATACCTTTTTCTTAACTCTTCATCTGTCTCCTCATTATATCCATTAGAAATAGATTCTTTATTAATTACTTTTTGAAGTCCTGAAAGTGTCTTTGGAAAATATTTAATAGCCCCAACTGGTATATTACCGACCTCACCGTATTTCACACATTTTACTGAAACATCTATACTCCCACTTTCAGGTATAACCAATGTTTCTGTAAATTCAAAGTTAACATTATCACTAGCTACGAGTTCACCTTTATTTATAGGAGAACCGACCACTCCAGTAATTGTAACTTTCCCAATAGATTGAGTTGTTAATTTACGTGTTAATCCAACATCTTTTACTACTTTATCAAGATCCTTTCCAGTAGATGTTTCTGCAAATCTCTTATCTAATACGCCTTCAATTTCCGTATATGCGCCCTCAAGTTCAATTGCAACTGGCATCTCCGCATCATACATAAATTCACCTTCACTTTTATTGTACGAATCATTTATATTGGTTAATAGTCTAGCTTGTATAACATCTCTGCTATCACTCATTTTCTATCTCACCACACTTTCTGTGCTTGTGCCATAAATACTAATAACATCAAAAGTGCAATTAAGTAACCTTTTATCCTTCTTAAACACAAAATTATTTACAGCTTTTATATCAGAATTTCTTAATAATGCTTCTGTAATTATAATTTGAATTTGTGCTTGCTTATAAGCTAAAGGATAATCGCTTGTTATTAAATCCAATAACGAATCAACACCATATTTTTCAGTATTGTTTGTATTATATATTTTGTATTTGTTTTTATCTGTTCTAATAGTTTTTTGAATCCATTGCTTTAAAGCCTCGTGCTTACTTATTGTTTCTACTCTTCCATCTTTAACATAAAAATCTCCTGTTTCAAAATTGAAACATGGAGATTTACCTTTACTACTTATTGAATTTGTATCATCTAATTTGTCTATTGTGTTAACTAATTCTTGATTCGGAAACAAAACTATATCACCTCTTTTACACTTTCTTTACTGCAACATAAGCATGACCATTTGAAATGGGAATACATAAAACACTATCCCCATTATTTAGTTCTCTTGTTATAATGAAATTTTTAGATTCATTGCCTTCAATTTCTATAGTTCCAGTTATTTTTCTTAGATCCTCACATACATAGAGAGGAGTATGATCATCATTTTCTATAAATATAGCTGCTCCTCCAAATAAGGATACCTTCATAGGATTTAATGAAATTATTTTGCCTATTTTAGCTTCATCTGGATCTTTATTATCTCTTTCCCTAAAAATTTCATAATTCCAACATCATATCTATCCATTTTTCACCTACCAAACAACTGTAATGCTTGCCTTATGCAATCCATTTTGTAATTTATGATTTGCATTTTTTATTTTATAGTATCCATTCAATCTACTTCCAGCTTGTAAATAAATCATTCTGTTAGGCTTTATTAAATCTCCATCTTTAAGTGCTATCATATCATTTAAAGTAGATGAATATTCTATTTTATTACTATTTGATAAAGCATTATTAGCAATATTTTGAGCTTGTGCAATATTTTTATCGTCTACAGTGAAATTATCACTTAAAACTCCATAGAATCCTTGTTGACTTGTATCTTCTGCTGTAGCTTCTACTTTTGTATTATCATCATTTCCGCTTGTTACAGTTATCCTATTTTTCATTTTCTCCATTGACATATCTATATCTATTTGCTTAGGCAAAATTATTTTAGGATTAATTTTCATTTCTGAAAGCTTTCTAATATATAAAATATTACCTTCTATTTCTTTAAAGTATGTTGCTCCCTGGTCATTTTTAGCTTGTTCTAAAATGTCGTCTATTATTTTATCCATAGTAGTATTCGAATAAGTTTTGCTTATAGTAGTTGGCATATCTGCTATTATACAGATTAAATAAGCTTCATTAGCTAAGGATTTTATAGCATCATCCGCTCTCATATTATAAAATTGTTTGATCAGAAATTTTATTATTTTTAAGATAATAGCTATAGTCCTGGCAGGTATAGCTCCATATCCATCTTTTTTTAATTGGATGAAATGCAATTCCTCTAAAAATTTCTAAGGAGTCATTAAATAGCTGCACAACTGTTCCAGTAGGAATTTCTTTTATACTATCAAAAGTTAATTGACTCCCCAAGTTATCTGTATCTCCACCCCATGAAACAGTATTGCCTTCATTAAAAATATCTTGATTATTAACAATAAGCTTATACACATTATCACCTAACTTTCAATTAAAGCTCCATCATCATCAAATGTATATTTAACTCCATCTATTGTCGCAGATCCACTAAAATACATTGCTCCATCAGAGCCCAAATAATACCATTTATTTTTATATTGAATCCATTCATTTCTAGCCATAGCGCAACTATCTTTAAAATAATACCAATAAGCACCATCTTGAAGCCAACTATTTTGTTGTGCATAGCCATCTGTTCTAAAATTATACCATTCATTGTTTATAAGCTGCCAATTCCCCATATAATAACTTCCATTTGCATCATATACGTACCACCATCCAGTATTATCTTGTTGCCATCCTACTGTGCTAGTTTGCGTAATAATAGTATTATAATCTCGCCATTGCTTAAGATCTAAGCTATATTCATAATCGCCATTTTTCATTATTGAATGCTCAAATTTTTCAACGCTAAAAGAATCATTTACATAATATCCATCAGGAGTACTTATTACCACTCGAATAGGTTCAGCATTAGTTTTAGCATTTTCAATTAAATCGATTATTTCCTTTGCATTAACTTTACTTTTAGAGAAATAATACTTACTTGCATCTCTTGGAAGCCAATCACTCCAGGAACTTTTAATTAATCCTTTTTTCTCAATAAAGTTATATGGTATATCCCAATAAGTTTCAAACTCCTCATTCTTGCTATCACTAGAAAAGGAAGGTAACTTAGGTGGAATCGTTGGAAATTGTAATACTTTTGTTCTATTATAATCACTAACATAAATATTATAATTACTCATTTATTACCTTCCTTTCTATGAATTAACCATTTGATGATATAATCTGTTAAAAATATGTTGGCCTAATTGGTCTGCAAACTCTTCATTGCCTACCATATTCCCTTGAACTATTACTTGTATTGGTGGAACGTTATTGCTGCCATTAATTAAATTTTGACTTTGTGAATTACTTCTAATCTTTGTACCTCTAGGTAATGTCATTAATTCTGGACCATGTTCACCTACCCATGTAGTACCACCTTTAAAGTAATTAGTTCCAACTGCATTATTATCTGCTGTATCTGTTTGTGTTGCATCTTCTCCACCACCAAAAATATGTTTAGTTATATTTATTCCTGCCTTTATTGGAGTTGATAAGAAATTTATTAACCCATCCCATATTCCTTTTATTGTATCTATAACTCCACTAAAAGCTTCTTTTATACCTTGCCATGCTTTATCCCAATTTCCAGTAAATACACCTGTCAAAAAATCTATTATTCCCAAAAATATTTCTAATGCACCTTTTATTATTTCACCAATAGCATTAAATGCACCACTTACATACTGTTTAATTGTATCCCAAATTCCACTAAATACAGGTGCAAGTACTCCAATACACCATGATAAGAATGGACTTAATACATTATTCCATAAATCATTTAATGCACTCCATATTTGCTGTATTATTGGTAATATTGTTGTACTTGCCCATGCAAGGACTCCTGATCCAAACTCTTTTATTTTTACCCAAAGATTATTGATAATATTTCTAAAAGTCTCTGATTTTTGATAAGCTAAAACAAATATACCTACAAGAGCTGTTATTCCTATTATTATCCATCCTATAGGAGATAACATAATAGTTCCATTTAATATTGCCCATACAAGTTGAAATGCTTTTACTGCAAATGATACTCCACTTATAGCTTTGCTTACTAATGTGAAAGTTACTGCCATGCTTGCAATTGTAATTATTATATCTTTATGCTCAACAATAAAATTAATCAAATTACTTACAACTTTATATACATTTCCAAAAACTTCACTAAATTTATTTGCAATATTATCTAGAGTCCCATCACTTTGCCATTCAGTAAGTTTATCTGCAAGAAATTGTACTTTTTCTCTTACTTTATCAATAAGACTTCCACTTTTTACAGTTCCGTCTTCTTGTATCCCTACTATTTTAGATAATGCACTTTTTGTTATACCAGTAACAGTTGACCACATACCTTTAGTTGTCTTACTCAGCTTTTCAGCTCCACCAGTATATCTTTCGTCCATTATTGCAAGTAATGCTTTATTAAAGTTCTCTTGATTAGTTATTTGTCCTTGGTTATTAATTGTCTCCTGTCCTGCAAACATCTGATTAGCCTTAGCTTGTATGTCAGTTTTCTTTATTCCAAATTCCTTAAGCCGTTCTAACTCTCCAGTTTGAGCATCAATAAATGCTTCTGTTGCTTGGTCAATTGGTTTATTTGTTGCAGCCGCCATATCAACTATGTTCCCCAAATAACTTTTTGCTGATAACCCCATACTTTCAAGTTTTGATGAAGCTTCAACCATTTCACCACCTTCAAAAGGTGTTTTATTTGCTAGATCAATAGAATATTTCATTATATCAGCAGCTTTTTGAGTAGACTTTGTAGCAGTTTCTAATTGAACCCTATAACCTTCTAAATCCATAGCTTGACTGAGACCAGCTCCTAATGCTAATCCTCCTAATGTTGTAGTAACACCACTTCCTAGCTTTGCTACTTTTGAAACTGTATTCTCAATTCCTTTACCTATATTATTTAATGATTTTTGAGCTGATAATGTTGCTCTTTGAGCTTCTTTGCTTAACCCCTTAAATCCGCCAGAAACTTTTACAAGCTTGGAACTAATATTATCTTGTAAAGAAAGAATAGTATTTAATGTTTTACTCCCCATTTTCTTCACCTCTTTCTCCTGCAAGAGCTTTCAATTTCATTTCTTCAAATTTAATTCTTTTTTCAATTTCAAAATTCATACTTTCAATAAAAAAACTTTTCTCAGTTGGTTTTAAATTTAATAAATAGTCCAGGGAATGACCTCGATCTAAATAATAGGATACATATTCTAAATGTCCACCTCTTCCGTCAATTCCCCTAACTAGTTTTTTATGTCTTTAGTCACCTCATTACTTCCAAATGTATCACTTATTTTTTCTGCAAGTGACATTGATACATCAATTCCAAATAATTTAAATACAATATCATAAGGCTCTGCTAGCTCCAATTCTTGATGTAATTCAGAATCATGCAAGTACTTACATGATTTATAAACTAGAACTTTAGCAGCTTGAGCAATTGGACTAATATTAGCACCTGTTACATTACCTTGCTTATCCATTCTTGCACCTTTAGCTGCTTCATCTAAATATTCCAATAAATCATCATCACTTGGTCTATTAAACTCAACTTCTCCATACCCTTCTACTGGTAAGTAGACTACATTACATCTATTTTTAATTTTTTCAATCGCTTTTTTTCTAAAATCATCTAATGTCAATCTTTTTATATTTTCTTTATTCATAACTACCTCCAAAATTTAAAGATGCTCAAAATTAAGAGCACCTTTTACTAAGCAATCTTTTCAAGTATTCTATATTTGCTAAATTTAAACGGAAATTCTTCTTCTATAGCTTCTTTAGCTTTAAATCCTGCTAATGTAAATTCAGTAAATACTATTCCTTCAATACTTACTCTTTCTGATTTTCCTGTACTCATGTCTGTTAAACATGTTGTTATTTTTATATCTGGCATCACTCCAGTTAAATATGCTTCTGCAACCTCACCCCATAGTTTACTATCCATCTTTTTAAAGGTAAGAGTTCCTTCACCACTCCACCCATCAAAAGATGAATATGTTGCTGGATCTCCACAAAAATTATGATCTGAAAATTCACCTTTTACTTTTGCTGAGATCTGAGTTAGATTTGACATTAATTCTGTGTCTAACCAAACATTACCGCTAGATCCTTTTAATAATCTATTTACATTTACGGACATCTAACCACCTCCATTAAAAAAGAGATATATTGAATTTTAAGTTCGTCATAGAACCTAAAATCTTTATATCTCCAGCTAAAAATACATCTCTTTTAAATGTATTTCTCCTAACTTTTGCATCATCCCATGATGCAGCTTCAACTTTTCCACTTGAAGTCCATGCTTTTCTCTGAGCATTTACATCAACACTTGCTATGTTAGCATGTTCTTCATCAAGAACATCAGTCTCTACAAGTCCATCAAAATAACCATTAATAGCACTAATAAGTAACATCTGATTATTGAGTTTATTTTTATAATTTCCTAAATACTGATTTTTAAATACAGAAGATATATCATCCATAATCATATCCATAGCTTCTACAGTTTCAATATATCTCATATCCTCTGTATTATTTTCGCCATCAGTAGTAGTCATTGAATTAACTCCTTGAGCAATTCTCACATAATTTGTATCATTAAATAATACAAAATGTCCTGCTTCAAGCTCTGCATCAATATCATCTACACCAGCTACACTTATTAAGTTTGTACACTTAAAGTATGTACATCCTTTTGTTACATTACATGATGCAAATATTCCAACTAAAGACGGTAAATATTCTTCTCCAGGAACTTCTCCACGCTCATCAGCAAACGTTACTTTCTCATTAAAAAAATTAACTACATGCTTACAATCTGTGGTATTAACTTTATATACAGCAGCCTTATAAGTTTTTTTATTATTTTCTTGGCTCTTAATCCAACTTGTAAGTATTGAATATTCATCAGCCTTACCATCACAAATAGTAATCCATGCTGACGGCAGTTGCTTTTGTAAAATAGTAAATGCTGTTGAAATTACATTTGCTTCTGAATCAGTACCAATTTTAACAACAGCTACTTCATATGTTCCAAACTCAAATGCATCTTTAATATACTGATAATTAGTTGGCGTATATAAGCTATTATCAGCTTCAACTTCAGTAATATCCTTATACATCTTATAATTAAATACTGCACTTGTATCATCTCTCATTATAAGAGCTGCAATACCTCGTTCACTTCTTTCTGGCAAACTTGTCGCTAACTGCTTGAATATAATATCAAGCTTAGGCATTGTAATGCTCATTCATCATTCCTCGCTTTCTAAATTAATATTTAAATTTTCCATTGGTTCATAATTAACTCCTTCGTCAATTATTTCTTCAGGAATATCTTCTAGCATTTCTAAATCAAAACTACAAATAAGTACAGTATCACTTACTACACTTTCAACTTCATCAACTTCAATATAAAAGGTATCATTAACCTTTATAGGTGTTAAAAACTCATTTTCTATAAGTTCTTCTATTTTCATATTTTCAATTGCATATTCTCTTAAATTTGTTGCAAAAAAATAAACTCTTACAGTAAGAGTTCTTTCTTTTAACTTATTAAGTCTTGCTGATTTTGTATTATCTAATAAAATCTTAATGCTCGGTCTTTCTATTGGCTCTGATAAATCACTTGCCACTATTGAAACTGTAGCAAATTCACTGCTAAAAAGTGCATTTTCAATTTTATTTTTAATAGCTTTTTTTATTTCTGATATTGCTATCATTTACTAAGCTCCTTTATAACTACATCTTCTATGAATTTTTGACAATCTGCATTAAATTCACTCTCAAAATTCTTTGCTGCATTTTCAAATACATCATATCCCTTTACGAATCCTACCTCTTTTCCATCATGAGTTACCATTCTATGACCTTTTTCTAATAAATGTGCTTTAGGATCAGTTGAATATATCCTATTACTTATAGCTCCATTTTGTCTGTATTTATAAATTTTACCTTGTTTTATAGAATCATAATATTTATGGCTTTTATGATGTATTCCTGAAAAAATAGCTTCTTTTTGAGTTTCTTGTAATAATGATTTTCCTTCTTTTTTTATAAACTTTTTGCTTTCTTTCGGCAAGTCATCATTAGCAATTTTCAATAATTCTTTGGCATAATTGTCAAGATCGTTTGTATTCGCACTCATTACTCCACCACCAAACTACACATTATTTCTATTCTGTCTTTATATTTATAGTTAGGCTGAGTAAACTTAATGTCAAACCTTTGACTATTGTATACAAAGTACATATCATTACTTAAATTCGGTATTATATTAGATCTTATTGTTATCTTATGACTTACTTCTGCATAAACAGTATCTCCTTCTGAAGCTTTCACATTCCCACCAGTAGGTAATATTTCGCTCCATATAGATTTTACAATATCATATTTATAAGAAATCTCATCTAACTCATTAGTAAATTTAACCTTTCCATATACATCAATTAAACAGTTTAGTCTTTTACTTAAATTATCCATACTATACGCCTCCTTATAGTAAATTTATAGAATGCATATCTAATATAGATTGAATTATAGGATTAATATTTGCTTTATCTACTGTAAATTGCCTATTATCATACATTTCTGCGCATAATACAAAAACTGGTAATGACAAATCTTCCTTTTCATCTATTTTTATATCATCAAGTCCAGTATAAGATTTAACAAAACTTTTTGAACCTGATAAAACTGCATCTAAAAAAATATCATCATCGTTTGTATCAATTCTTATATAGTTTTTTATGTCATCTAAACTTATCTCACTTACTTTCATGTGGTTGACCTCCTATTTAAATTAAAGGTGGTTTTCCACCTTTAATTAAGCTGATGCTTTCATAGTTAACTTAGTGATCTTTTGTGCATTTTCAACTTTACTATCTATCTCAATCCATCCAACTACTCCAATAGCATGTTGTGTTGCAAATTTCTCTCTTAAAACCTCAATGCTTACATTCTCAGATAATTTAACAGCTAATCCAGACATATCCCCATAATAAATAGCTGTTTTATCTGCAGCCATATCTGACATATTTTCTGATGTGTATACATCTTTTCCGAATAATGTATATCCCCATTTTGAAGTTGCATCTTTATTTAAAAGGTAATTTCCATCACCATCTTTTAATTTTCTGATAGCTTTTCTTGTGGCTTTTGACATTATCCAGATTGCATCAGCTTGATAATCATCTGGCACTTCTTCCTGAACATCAATTAATTCATCAGCAGTAATTTCTGTTTCACTTGCTGCAGTAACACCGCCAACTACTGTGCTTAACCCAGCCACTTTGTCTGTAGTTCCATTTAATAACTCATTTTCAATCCATCTTGAAATAGATTCAGACATAGCTTGAACTACAAATGAAACTATATCAAACTGAGAATTATTTATTAAAGATTTTGAAATCTTAGATAAACATCCAGCTAAAAAACCTTTTAATTCAATTGATTTGAATTTACCACTAGTACTTTCTAGCTCAGAAAATTCAGTTGCATATGCCATTGTTATAGTCTGTGAATTTTCATCATAATACGGAATATTTAAAGTTCCACCAACGTTATATTTTGTTGCAAGCTGGTATATAGGACATATATCATGTACCTTTTTAATTATCTTATTTGCAATTGTTGATGGAATAACAGCGCCATTGTCACCAGTAGTAAGATTAACATCTGCTCTTTCCTCTACCGTACCTCTGATATAATTTGCAAAAGCTCTCTCTTCAGCCTCTTCTTGATTTTTCTTTTCTTTTTCCTTTTTATCCTTTGGAACTTTATTTTTATTTTCTTCTGCCCTTCTATCTTCAATTGCCTTTATAGTTCCTTTGATATTCTGCCTTTTAGAAACCAATTCATTGTACTTTTTCATTTCATCATCTGTAAATGCAGCTCTTTTTTCATCTGCTTCAAGATCATCAACCATTTTATTAATATCTGTTTCAACCTGAGCCCTTTCTTCTTCAAGTTTCTTTAAATTTTCATTTTCTGCTCTAAGTTCTAACACTCTTATTTTCTTTTTTAACATTAAATCGCCTCCAATTATTTTATTTTTATGCCTTTTCTAAGCTGATCACATAGTTTCTTCTTTTTTTCTTGATCTATTTCACCATCTTTTGTCATATCCTCAATAACTGCTCTAAAATCTTCTTGTCTTGTTTCAGTTATTATGTCTGTAGTTCCTCTTTTTTCTATTGATGTTCCTATATAAATAGGAATCATTTTATCATCAATAATAGAAACTTCTGTAATATCCAAATCTTCTACAGCTCTTTTTTTAATTTCACCTTCTGGTTCATGCCAGGTGTCTTTATTAGAATAAAATCCAAAAGACCACCCTCTTAATTCTTTATTCTTAGCTTTTTTAATTACCTCTGCATCAGTTACTTTACATATTGCCCTTAATCCAATATTGTCTTCAAATAACTGCAAATTACCATCTTTAGTAGAACCAAGCTTTCTGTTTTTATTATGATCTAAAAGCAAATCAACATTATCAGCCTATCTAATGCTCTTTGAAATACTTTAGGAAGTATTTTTTCAACGAATGAACCATCAGCACTCCTTATTGGTCTGCTATATCTGTCAACCGCATTTACATAACCATCAAGCAGAACACTATCACTTCTAATCTCTATTCGCATTATTCTCACCTCCTTTCAAATTAATATCGCTTGTTTTATCAGTATTAGGCGTATAAATTGTGCCTTTCTTAGTGTTATAAAGAACGTCTTGCAATCCTAATTTAATTACATCATTAAATGCTTCAATTGGTTCTTTATCTTCTTCATATCTGACATCATTAACCCCTAAAAATCCATTTTTTAATCCTATTTCATAGGCTTTGTACCTCTTTTCTATATCTGCTTTTAATACTTCTTTCATATCAAATGCAAAATAAAAAGACTCCTTCTCTCTTTCAAGAAGTAAGTCTCTGTTTAAATTTGATATGAAATTATTTAAAATAGGCATTATCGCCATTTTTATAAATTTCTCATAATCACTTTCATTTGCTTTACCATCTCCAGTAATCATGCTTGGTGGAACATTAAATATTTTACATATTTCATTCCCATTAGTTTCTTTATTCTCGTTCATCTGTAATTCTGTTGCAGTAGCTGAACTTTCTTTAAAATCAAGGCCTTTATTGAGAACAATACAATTTTCAGAATTCCCTGAATACATCTTCTGCCAACTATTTTTTAAATTATCTATAGCCTCTTGATCTAGCTTACTTAATTCTGATTTTATAAATCCTTTCTTATTCCCACCTGTTTTTGCTGAAATATTTTCATATCTCAATGAATTATACATAACCGAAAGTAATAACGGATTACTCTCAATAATTCCAGTTCCAGTAGCTCCATCTGTTGAATTTCTAAGTACTTTTAAAAATTCAAATGGTTTATACTTGTTACCATACACATAAATATCATAATCTTTAAATATAGGATCACTATTTTTTACTACACTTACTTGTAATTCATCAACATAATGCAAGCTTTGAACATTTAATCCTAATTTATTTATATATACATAAGCATTTCCTACCATTAGATAGTCCTGAATCATTGATTTT